ACGACTCCAGAGTAATTCTTTACCTTGAGAACCACGACTTTAATGTGATACTTATCGCTGCTTGTTCCAATGTCTATGGATCTTAATTCGCTCATAATTTTACCTTCAGTGTGTCAAGTGCAGTGTACAGCTTCCAAACACTTCCTGTAGTGTTCTCTGTGCTGGTGTCATTGTTGTGCTGTATAACCATCTATATATATATTATTATTATTATATATACCTAACACTACCTATAAGAGAATACCCCATAGGTAAGCCAAATATCGACAGGGTGCCATAGCCATTACTATGCACTCTACCCCACCCTTTTATCCCAGATCTGCGCACATCTCTGCACATCTTTGCATACATGCCCAGCCCGGACACATCTCCATACCAGTGTGCAGCTTCGCTACTATCACTTTGCAGTGTCATCATTATCCTTGTCTTTGGCCTCTGTATTTTTAATCGCGCGCTCTGCCTTGCGGCCTGTGAAGATCTCATCAAAGCGTCTATTGAACTCATCCTTGTCTACCGACATAGGACGCTGTCGCGATCCTTTACCACCTCTCCACTGGCTCATATCAATCCTTATCCATAATAATTAGTATCAACATGAATATTACTATGGATGCAGCTATAGTGCTAAATACTATTGTCGCTATGACTTCTATAAACTCAACCATTAGTTGTCTCCGAACTTAGTGCTGAAGTCCGTGTAGTTATCGCTATCGACAGCAGTGTATGTAAGGTCATAGACCTTCCGACCATTGGATCTTCGTGGTTCTATGCCTCTATCGTGTAAGACACGAGCCGCTTCTTTGAAGTCCGGCATCCTCGGTGCTTTGATCCCCAGGTCGCGTAGTAGTTTAGTCATCTGCACTGCTTTAGGGAACTCAGACTCAAAGTCCACATGTTCCAGCAATAGATCTTCAACACTCGACTGCGTCCTATAAATTTCATTACTCTCGTTGAGCATCTCGCGCTCATCTGGTGATAGAAACCAATTCTTCTGGCCTTTAATATACATTGTCTCCTTGACCTCAGCCCAGAGCTGTTGCATGTCCACGCCATGATTAACATCAATGTCTTTGACAGCCAGAACCCAGAATCTACGATTACCAGACGTGTCCGTCAAAAATTCACGAGCGTTAACACTGGCGTAGAAAGCCGTACGTCTTTGGTAAGTAGTAAATGCTCTGTCATACGGCAATCTAAGCTCATCTGTCTTAGCCGTGACGAACGCCTTGAGTTGGTCTATGTCTGACTTCTTAAACGTGCTCTCTATCTCTCCTAGCTCGACTATCCAATGAGATACAGCTCGCTTTACCGAGTCTTTATCACTAGGATTCAATGTTGCTCCCTCTAATAGCCAACCCCTGTCATAGTCGCATAAGCGTTTGAACCATAAGGTCTTACCTAATCCCTGTGCGCCCTGTAGGACTAATATACCCTCTAGCTCAACGCCATTCTCTTCGTAAGCAGCGGCCAAGCATGAGATAAGCCACTTGCGCATTAACATTTCTTTTAATTGGTTACTATCGTGTGTCACCAGGCTATTTAAGAATCCCTGCATCCTTGAATGACCGTCCCAAGGTATTGAATCGATCCATTCCTTAACAGGATTATACTCACGTGCCAAGATCTTAAGATAATCCCGGACCTTTGTGTGTGGGATCCCCATATTAATACAGCGATCTTCGATCTCTATAAGCGATGCCTCATCCTTCATATCAGCGATGAATTTGGTGTTAGGTATGTCAATTTCCATGCGTTTCTTGATGACGTTGTAGCGCACATCCACACCATGTGTTTGCAACACACCGGATATATTATCCTTAGTGTTTAAAAAGCGTCCGCTTGCACTGCGCTGAAATTCGTGTTCCACAGCTAAGTCAAGTTTGTTAAGTGCCGGGATTAGTTCGCCGTCAAGTGCTTCTGCATCATCATTCTTGTGGTCATTATAGTCGCCCTTGCTCTGAGGCATAAGAACCTCAGCTAAACCATTTTGTTTAAGTATGATCTGGCATGCTTTGGCAGCTTCCTTCTCACCTGTTTTACTATCATCATTATCAGCTATAAATACATGCTTACGATCTGCAAAAAACTCGAACATCACCTCTGCAACAGGCGATAAGTTATAGGCATCAAATGCCACTATGACTGGCTGTGAAAAGTCAGCGAATATAGATGCAGCTGTTGCATATCCTTCTGCATAGTTAATTATATTAGCGGTTTTAAGTATTTCCTTACCTAATATAAAGAAGCTTCCGCTTTTCTTAGATCCCGGTAAAAAGATCTTCTTGCCGTCTGCATTTATAAACTGTAGACCCACAATACTCATTTGTTTGTCATATAAAGGGATAACCAATTGCCCAGAAGCGTTAACTCTAAGCCCGTATGACAAAACATTCTTCTTTATAAGGTAATCGTGCTTCTCACATGGTATCGCCTTGTCCCACTCAGCCTGGGCGCGTACAGCAGCCTTTGATTGCTTCTCTGCCTGTTTAACTTCTGCCTGGCGTTGTAGTTCTTTAATCTCTTCCTTCTGCTCTTTAGTGATCTTCATTCTTTGCTGGTTTTCCGGCTTCCAGATAGCAGTAGGCTGGTCAGCTGCGATTCGATAGTCACCCAACCGTCCGAATGGGACTGATTGATCTATCCACAGCTGATACCAACCTACCAACTTTCTTTGGCCACCGACATTGATGTAAGCTCGACCTATAGAGCCATCGGCGACCAAACCCTTCTTGGGTTCGGGTTCCAAACCATTTTCATTCAAAAAACGCTCAAATTCGTAGAGGTAATCTGTAGTAAATGGTTTGTCAAAATTCTTAGTTGTAGGTCTGGTTATTTTTAGGGACATCAATTCCTCTCTTAATTAAAATATTGCACTCTTTGTAAAAGTATGTACAATGTTACACAATATTATTATAATTAGCAATCACAAAGAGGAGTGAATTTATGAGCTTAACAATTAAAACAGAAGGTGACTTCGAGAAACTATCACCGGGACTCTATTCCGGGACTTGCTATCGTATCATCGATATGGGAACTACAGAACAAGAATATGAAGGCGTGACATCTAAAAAGAAAAGAGTACATATTACTTTTGAAGTAAATAAGTCTTTAGACATAGATGGACAAGAGTTGCCAGAACATGAAGGCAACCCTACTAAAATGAATGACGGAAAACCATTTGTTGTATCTAAAATATATACAGCATCACTGTTTGAGTCAGCGGCATTAAGAAAAGATCTTGTGTCCTGGAGAGGAAGACAGTTTAGTGAAGAAGAATTAGCTGGCTTTAATATAGATAAACTACTTGGTTGCACAGCAAACGTAGAAGTTGGTCTTACTAAAGGTGGCAATCCAAAAATTGTTGGTCTTTACAAACCAGACGGTGGAGTTCAAAAAGTTCCTACAGTAAATGCAACATCCGGCTTTGACCTAGATGTCTACTGTCAAGAATGGACAGGACAGATGAGTGACGAAAGTAAAAAAATGTGCGATATCTTTACTGATCTACCTATGTGGATGCAAACAGATATTGAAGCCAGTTTTGAATTGCAAGCAGCCAAAAGAAAAGGCGAAGCAGCAGGATTCAAACAAGAGCCAAGTGAAGACTTGCAAAACCTATCAGAATTAGTTTCTGAGGCTGAAAAGGATAATTCCTCTGATTTTGAGGATAAGATCCCTTTTTAAGCCACACCCCAGCGGGTAGTATTTTCTCCGATTCTCACACCTCAAGAAAACTACCCGCACCTTTCTAGGAACAACCCATGAACGATCCAGTAAACCCAAATCACTATAAGTACAACGAAAAAGAGCTTTTAAAAGAGTTAGCCTTGTATATAGATAGCACCTACAACCAACACTATTCTCAAAGCAGGTTCCAAGCAACCGAGTTTATTATGGACAGTGGACATGGAGAAGGTTTCTGTATAGGCAATGTTATGAAATATGCACAAAGATATGGCAAAAAAGAAGGCAAAAATCGTGCTGATTTATTAAAAGTCATACACTACGGACTACTTGCTTTGCATAACCATGACGCAAACTGTAAAGAAGAAGAGGAGTACAGCAATGGATTTTAAGCCCGGAGTATATGAGAACATACCTTATGAAGTATATGCAGAGATCCCAGCGTTTAGATCTCACGATCTTACAGCTGCGCTAAAGTGTGCTTACAACTGGAAGTACAGCAAAGGCTTTGCACCTTCACCAGCATTACTAGAAGGCAGAGTGCAGCACACTGTATTTCTGGAACATCATAAGTTCAATGAAGAGTTTATTATCCAACCTAATATCGACAGAAGAACCAAAGTTGGTAAAGCTGAATACGAAGACTTCTTAACTACTGTTGAAGGTCGCACACCAATCAGCCAGGATTTATATGATCTGTGTATGGAACGCAGAGAAGTTGTTAAAGAATTTATACCTAAAAAGGATCATAAGGTTGAGTGCGTCATTATGTTTATGCACCATGGCCATCCTTTTAAATGTAGGTTGGATTGGTATAACAATAAAGATGTCTGGGATCTTAAGACAGCGCGTGACGCTTCGCCCAGAGGATTTAAACAAGCGATCAATAGCTTCAACTATCACATGCAAGCAGCTCTTTATGTAGACGCTTGTAATGCAGCTGGATTACCAGCCGGGACCTTTAACTTCCTGGCCCAAGAGAAAGTACATCCCTTTGCTTATGCGGTTTATAGTATGTCAGATGAAGCTCTGGAATATGCTAGATCTAAGAATGAGCAAGCATTAAATTTATTATTGCAGTGTAAAGAGAATGATGAGTATAAACCCTACAACCTGGATGGAGTCCAGACTGTAGAGTTACATGATTTGTATTAGGCTAATCTTTAAGCAATCATTTGCAATTGACTTAGATCAATATCTTTTTTCAATTCCGGTTCACATCCGTAACAAATAGCCTCTCCATCCGGAACGCTCGTTTCGTGGTAGTAAGTAGCACCTCTACTATAATAATTAGCAATCCAATAGCTTCCACAAGCAAGGCTAGGGCATGATTTTTCAGTATGCAATATGTGCTCCTTGAAAATTACTGTATTACATTCTTTGCAATTAGTACGTGCTTCTATGTAGTTTTTATCTTGTTCTTTGCTCATTATTTTAAATACTCCTTTGTGATATTCTGTGTTAATTGTTTTATTCTAAGATCCGTCACCATTCTCCAACTCTTGTTGACATATTTACCAAGTCCCTTTGCTATCTGCATATCTTGGTCAGCTACCTGGCCTTCAAGATAATTCAATAACTGTTGCATGTCATCTACATCGTAACAATGGTAATAATTATCGTACTCTTCTATGGTATCTATATTCACTATGCACCCCCGTTTGCTATTTCATAATCTAATTGTAAAAGCTCTGTGATCTCAGCTGCAAGATCTGTATATCTTTGTCTGTAGATTTCCTGGCCTTTCTTGTTACCACAACCAAGCCAGAGATTTAAAATGATTTCTAAGTCAGTTGTAAGTTGATCTATTTCTGGTTTAGTATCATCAATAATCATTACGCTACCTCCTCAATTTTTATTGCCACACACATCTCTGTTATGTGCTCTCCAATGTTTTCAGTAGCATCTTTAATCTTAGTGTTTAGATCCTCTAAGTTTTTTACTATCATTTTTTGCCTGTTATAACCCCAGCCCATTATTCCTTTGTGATCTATATCTATTCTGTATTCCATTTCTTTCTCCTTTTTATTAAGTTTTTCCATTAACCTTCTCCCACTGTTTTTTATAAGCCACCACATGTTTTTTCAAACCGCCCTGGCCATAGATTGGCTCACTGCCGTAAACTTGAGCACCTAACATATAAGGGTTAACTTTTTGAACCCTCCCGTCTTCCAACTCAAGAGTTATTGTCTGGACATAATGGTCACAAGGATCAACCTTGGTAACAGCACCCCAGCCACTGATATTAGCCATGTCTCCTTTGTAATAAATCTTGTCTCCAATATCTATTCCAATATATCTTGCGTCATTCCATTTGTGTTCTCTCATTACGCTAACCTCCCTAGTAAAGCACACAAGGTCAAGGGTATTGCGAAGGCAACCAGCAGCGCAGCAGGACCAGTAGTAATGTTTTGATAAATCCACATATCGATTGTTCTCACCATTTTTTCTCCTTTGTTAATCTCTCTCACGTATCTATTA